CCCCACCTGGGCAGGAACCGGCCAATGTCCGAAGACTTCGTTCCTGCCACGCTCTGGACGTGATTTTAAAGCTGTGTCTTACCACACCGCAATTGTCCCACGTGGGGCGCGACCCCCACGATAAAGGCATCTTTCTGACTTGGGTGGCCTAACACCCGAGCACCCGCAACACCAACAGCCGCACCAGAATGCCGCCAGAGGCGCGCACGCGTAGCGCTTACCTGAGCCACAGAGCCGAGTTACCTGTCGACGTACCCAATTAACCGTTTTAGGCAGGTCCTAGAACCAGTCCTTGACGGCCCCGAAGGGCGGTGGGATTGTAAAGCCCCAAAACACGAACCAGACCCGGCCAGGCCCAACACTAAGGCCGCCGAGGGCACGCAAAGCACTCAAACACGCGAGTTCATCCAGTCCTCCATGACACCGGGAACGGCAGAATCGAGATCGGCAAAAGCCGGAATTTCAGTGAAACCCAGTTCCCTGGGCGCATCAAAGCCCGCCTCCATGCGGATTTGCGCTTCCGGGGAAAACCCAAAAGCACGCTCGAAACTAGCACGAGTCTCGGGGAGAACTGGCAGAACATCCTCAACACCAGCGAAATAGGCACCAACAACAAAGTAGTCCAGATAAGGATGGGCCCTTACCTTCTTCGTGAACCCCGTGGACGCAAGTAGGCTGAGCGAGTAAGCCTGCAGAATAGGCAAACCCCTCGCCAAGGACAGCTCACACCTAGCCACACCGGTTAAATACTCGCGGGCAAAGACTGGTTCCCGTAACCACCTGTGTGAACTGGTGGCACTAGACAGAACCTTCAACGGCTCGCGGACCATGACCCAACCCCTCACGGGGCCAGTATAAACCGGTGCAGACTGTCCAAAGCGAATCTGCTCAATGACGGACGTACCGGGCTCGAGAGTGAGTTCCTGCCCACTCGAGTTAAGTACCTGCTGCGCAAAGCCACCCATCACAACCGGAAAATCGTGGCGCTCCAGGAAAACCAGAGCGTTGTCACCATCGGCAAGGACGTCGAAACGAACACCGAAAGTCTCAAGCGCAGAGATAACAATGGCCAACATGCCAAGGGTATTCCCCATACCCGTATTGAAATCCCCACTTGCACGACCTCCCGGCCGAGAAAACTCGGCACCGCAGGGCAACTTGCCAGCAAGGACAAGCTGCTGCTTCAGCAACCAGCGCAGACCCTTGTCACCAGGGTAAGCAGCACCGTACACCGAAGCCTCTTCACTCAACATGGACTGGCCCACATGGGCCTCCCAAGCCTTTCCATCCACCTCACACGCCACGCAGTCATCGAAGGAAGAAAACTTCCGGACGATGAGATTGGCCCGCTGTCGCGGGTTGAGTCCCTTAGCGCTCAACCTCCCTATGCCGCTACACTTCAACCGTTTAGCCGTGAGGACACCCCACAACCAGTGTTCGAACGGTTTAAGCCGAGACGCCAGAGCCAAGTTATACCTGGGTGATCTAGGAAAGATCATCCTCGGCTTGGGAAACTTGGGTCCGAC